AACGCGGCTCTGGCGGCTATGGGGAGCCCCGACCCGCTCCCCTCAGCCTCCGGCAGTCCTCGCCCCGTCTGTGCCCCTCCTGTCCCGCTGTCCGGCCCACACTGGCTGTTGTAGGGACAACCGCACAGAAGACGCAAACCCCGAACGATCGAACCCACTCAGCCCGAGCCGGTCACCGGCGAGTCGCCCAGCGACAGACCAGGAACCATGCAAGCCCACCAGGCACCCGAGGACCGAGCTCGTCGATCGTCCGAAGACGTCACCACGACGAGAGGAACCGACGATGTACCGGCCCAACCGCGACGAGCTCGACCCCTGCCCGAACTGCGGCGACCCCGTCTTCCGCTCCCATCGCTGCACGGCTGCAGCTCGCCCAGCTGTGCCGAAGCCTGCACACTTCGACGCCCTGGTCGAGCGCGCCAGGCGCCAGGCCCGAGGCGAGGACGTGCCCGGCGACCCGTACGCCCAGCTGCTCTTCGAAGACGTCGGACTGTGAACCGCTCAGGCGAGCGACGACGCGGCCGCGCCGACCAGCTGGCCCGCGCAGCTATGGCCCCGTACGTCGCGAGCGGGCACGCCGTGTGCCCCAGGTGCGAGCAGCTGATCGCACCGACTGACGAATGGGACGCCGGCCACGTCGACAGCCTGGTCGACGGCGGACACCCGGACGGAGCTCGTCGGCCCGAGCACGCATACTGCAATCGCAGCGCGGGCGGCAAGTCCGGCGCTGCCCGGCGTCGAGCTCGTCGCCGGCCCCCCCTCACGGCGTACCTCGACCGAACCGAGGCCCGCCGGTTTTTTGGCGCACGCTGACCCCGAACACCCAGCGAGTGTCTGTTTTTCTCCCCCGGTTTGACAGGAAACCGCTGGGATCGCACCGAATCAGCAACTCATATATGAGATAGGAAACAGCCCCGAAATGACTTCCCCAGCAACGGAATCGGCCGGCACCCCTTCGACCCCGGCCGGCCCGAACATCTGCACGCGCGAAGCCGGCCTGGTCGCCTGGGCCGGCGAGGCGTGCGCCGACTGCGGGCACACGTCGCTCGCGCACCCTGGCCCGGCGAATCCCGAGATCGTCGCGTGCGTCGTCTGCCGGCTGCTCGACCTGGCCCTGTACGTCGGCCTGTCCCTGCAGCCCTGGCAGGTGTCCGTCCTCGACCGGCTCGCCCAGGTCGAGGCCGACGTCGCGCAGCTGCAGACCCCGCCGGCGTCATGAGCGACGAGCAGCTGCAGCTCGACGTCCCGACCGGCCGCAAGGGCACGAAGCGCACCCGCGGCGGCGCGGTCTATCAGGGCGTGTGCGCCACGCTGCGCTGGCTGGAAGACCAGGGCACCGTCGACGACAAGCGACACGCCGGCCTGTCGGCCCAGGCCCGGTCACTGGCCGCCTCGATCGACCGCGAGAGCGGCGACGACGTCACGCGCAAGCAAGCGTCCGGCGTCAGCCTGGCCGCGCTGCACGAACGCCTGGCCGCGATCCTGCAGCTGCTCGACCCGGCCGACACGGCCGCGCCTGTCCCTGGCGCCCTGGGCGCGCTCGTCGACCGCTGGGCGGCCGAGGACGCCGAGGCCCAGGCTGCAGCTCGAGCCCAGGCCGGACCGTGAACGTCGAGCCCCGGCACCACACCCGACGCAACCTGGCGCGCGCTACCCGCGGGCGCCAGGTTGCGCAGCTCGGCGAGGCCAAGCGCGGCGTGCGTTACATGCCGTGGCAGCGCGACGCCCTCGACGTCGCCCTGGAGCTCGACCCGGCGACCGGCCTCTACTGGTACGGAATCGTCGTCGTGACCGTGCAGCGTCAGGCCGGCAAGACGTTTCTAGAGGGCGACGTCGCCGACCATCGCTGTCTGTCCAAGCGCAACGGCCGCGTCTGGTTCACCATGCAGACCGGCAAGGATGCGGCCTACTGGATGCGCGAGGAACACCAGGCGTCGCTCCGAAACGCCGTCGAGCTCTACGGGCCGGCCGATCACCCGGCCGCGCCCTACAAGCTCAGCAAGCGCGCCGACGCGACCGGCGTGCAGTGGCGCCAGACCGGCTCGACGTTCTACGCGTTCGCCCCGAAGCGCGACGCGATGCACAGCAAGCAATCCGATCTGACGTTCGTCGACGAAGCCTGGGCGCACGACGCCGAGGCCGGCCGCGAGCTGCGCCAGGCGATCCGGCCCACGATGAACACCAGGCCCGGCGCGCAGCTGTGGATCGTCTCGGCCGCCGGCGACGACGGATCGGCCTACTTCGACGAGTACCTGGCGATGGGCCGGCTCGCCGTCGACGACCCCGAGGCCCGCGTCTGTTTCATCGACTACGGCCTGCGCGACGGCGAAGACCCCGAAGACCTGCAGACGATCCTCGACCGGCACCCGGCCTACGGCCACACGATCGACCTGGGCGCGATCATGGCCGCACGCGCAGAGTTCGCCGACGACCCGAGCGGCTGGAAGCGCGCCTACGCCAACATCCCGAGCCGGACCCGCGAGAGCATCTGGCCCGAGGCGCTCTGGACCGAGCTCGGCGGCCCGCGGCTCGACCCGCCGGCCCGGCGCGGCCTGTCGTTCGACCTGACCCCGCTCGGCGATCGGTACGCGATCGGCGCGGCCTGGCGCGACCTGGCCGACCGGCCCGTCGTCGACCTGGTCGACGCCGGCACCCCGAGGCGCGACCTGCCCGAGCTCCTGGCCGCGCTGGCCCGCGCCGGCGGCGTGCCCCTCGACTACGACCCGCGATCGCCGGCGACGCTGGAAGTGGTCGACGCGATCGGCCGGCTCGACGGCCCCGAGGTCGAGCTGCGCCCCGTCGCGGCCGCGGCCTACGCCGGCGCGTGCGTCACGTTCGCCCGAGCTGTCTTCGATCGGCAGCTGCGCCACTTCCACCAGGCCGAGCTCGACGACGCCCAGGCGGCCGCGACGAAGACGCCCTACCTCGACGGCGGCTACGGCTGGGCGCGTAAGAAGGCGACCGGCTCGATTGCAGAGCTCGTCGTCGCGACCCTCGCGCTGCGCGCCTATGACACTCTGCCGGCCGCGCCCAGGAAGCCGCACGCCCGCGCCGGCGGCCGCTCGCGACGTCAGCTGTCCGGTTTGCCTATGTAGGGCAATGACGCCCGGCCTGTCTGGCTGAGCCGTATCTGTCCCGGTTGCGGCCGCATAGTTGTGGTCATGGCCGCACGTCAGATCACCGTCGATAGCTCGTTCGCGACGCACCTGCCCCTCTGTCACGTCGAGGGCTGCAAGTGGCGCGGCCCTGTGCTGCGCGACAAGGGCAAGGCCCAGGCGTACGCCGACCGGCACCGTGACGTCGAGCACCCCGAGCTCGCGGCCGAGGCGGCCAAGAAACGGCGTCAGCGAGAGGCGGCCTGATGGGACTGTTCGCGAGCATGGCTCAGCTGCTCGACCCGAGGCCGGCCCTGCCGGTCGAGCTCGCCGGCACCACGGAGCCCGTCGCGGTCGCGTCGACCGTGTCGGGCGCGCCCTCGACGTACCGGGCGGCCCAGGTCGCCCGAGCGATCGCGCTGCGGATCCCCGCGGTTCGCTCGGCGCGTGCGTCGATCCTCCGTATCGCGACGTTCAAGCTGCGCGCCTGGGAAGGCGACACGCAGCTCGCCCCGAACGACCCGCGCTGCGCCTGGCTCCGTCAGCCCGAGGCGATGCACACGGCCTACCGGACCCTCGCGCTGACCCTCGACGACGCGATCTGGAATGACCTGGCCGTCTGGAAGATCGAGCGGAACATCGCCGGCCAGGTCGCCTATGTCGAGCGCGTGCACCCCGAGCGGTACACCCCGATTCGCCGGCCCCAAGACCCCGACACGATCGACGCCTGGATCATCGACGGCCGGCGCGTCGAGGACGCGCAGCTGCGCACCGATCACGCCGTCTTCGATTGGGCCGGCACTGGCGGCCTGCGCACGTACGGCGCCGAGCTCCTGCAGCTGTACGGCGACCTGCAGGCCGCGGCCGGTCGGTACGCCGTGGCGCCACACCCGCACGCGATCCTCAAAAATGAGGGCGCCGACCTGGACGACGACGAGATCGACGCCCTGCTCGACGAGTGGGAGCTGGCCCGCGCCACGCGCAGCGTCGGCTACCTCAACAGCGTCATGAGCTACGAAACCCAGGGTTGGAACGCCCGCGAGCTGCAGCTGACCGAGGCCCGCGAGCACGCGGCCGTCGAGGTCGCCCGGCTGTTCGGCCTGCCGGCCTGGTCGATCGACGCCAACGGCGGCGACAGCATGACGTACGCGAACGTCACCGACCGCCGGCGCGACGTCGTCGAGGCGCTGCGCCCCTGGTCCGAGCCCATCGTGCAGGGCGTGTCGCTCGACGACCGCCGGCAGGCGACCCGCGGCGTCCTGCTCCCCCGCGGCATCACGGCCGACCTGGACGCGTCCGGCTACCTGCAGCCCGACGCCGAGACGCGTATGCGCACCTGGCAGGCGGCCCTCGCCGGCGACAAACCGATCCTCACGCCCGAGGAAGTCTGGTCCTACGAACCCC